CCGGCGGGTTGTCCTGTTGATAGCGGAAGACCGCCGGGCAACGGTTGAGGATCGTGCGCGCGCCCGACGACGACATGGACGGGGGCCGCGGGTCAGCGTGGTAGGCGTCGATGGGGATGTCATAGACGCCCGGCGCGCTGATGCCCTCACTCTTGGCTGGCATGGTCATCCCCTGCATCCCGGGCGCGTAGGGCGGCTATGCACCGGGCGCGGGCTTCAGCGTCTTTGCCATGCGTAATCGCTGTCACTTCAACCATTGCGTCCTTTTTCCGTGCTATTACTTCAACAGCGGGGACGCCGTACTGGTTATCGAACCACAGCAGAATTTCGCACGTCCACCCATCCGGCATCAGCGTATCGGCGGCGTCTCTGCTGGTGGTGTAGTCGGGGCGTGGGTCCAGCGCGTCGGCGAAAGCCCCTGTCCCGAAGCCAACTGGTAAGTCAACATGCTCGCTCACAGGTGCGGGTGGGCGAGGGAATAAGGTGCCGTGAATCGCGTAATCCAACTCCCGGTTCCCCTCCGTCACCGCCAACCGTGCGATAAGCTCTTTCATGGGTAGTCCCCCTTATCCGATGGCGCTGGCTTGGTGAGATCGCGGAGGATACGCCACGCCTTTTTTTTCGACGCTATGGACGCTTTCTTGTCGTCCAGGATGCGCAAAGCCTCGGCGCGGCCCATGTCGGCGACCTTGCGGGGAAGGGCGCGGCAGGTCATCCGAACACCAAAACGGCAACGCCGTTTTGCGTCATTCTTACAAGCCCGCCTGCATCGGATGGTTTACGCTCCACGAGGGTGTCGGGGAGGTCTTGTATTAAGTGCCAACAGGCTGCCGAGCAGGACCGCCATCCATCGCCATGGTCAGGGGACCGTTGAATAAGCGCTAAAGTGTTTTTGATCTGTTCATTGGTCATGGCGTGAGTTCCTTGGCGAGGACTATGCGGGCAAGGAAGGCACGGGCACTCTCAAGCGCAAAATAGAATTTGTAGACGTTGTTATCGACCTCGCTCTCGCCGCCAACCAAGGACGGGCTTTCTCCTTTTACATAGGCGTAAAAGTTTGTGCCCCACGTCGCGAGGTCTTTTAATTCCTCCAGCGCCTCGTCCCGCTCGCGTTGTAGGTCCCGGACGTACACCTTCCAAGGCTCCGCCGCCGCCATCACTATGTCCTTGACCATGCGATCAGTCATCGCAACACGCTCCTATCCGTGGCGTTGGCGATGCTGACTGCCAGAAGCCGTTGGGCCAATGTTGCGCGGCGGCGGAACAGCCAGGCGAACAAGCGGGCCATCACGCGGCGTCCCGCAGATATTCGCGGATGGCGGCATCGATGTTGTCTTGGGCGACGCCCGCCGCGTCCAGGGCATCTTCGAGGGTTTTTTCGTAATCCAAAAGGCCATTGTTGTCGGCCATTTCGCCCTCGTTCATCAACTCGCCGGCGATTTGTTCCGCCTCGCGGAGCAAGCCCACCAGACGCACGGCCTTTTTGTACAAGCCCTCGGCGAATTCGTGGTCGTGTGCATTGCTGATAATCATTTATTCCTCCTGTGCCTTGGCGATGGCGTCGTCGGCCTGTTTCTGCGCCCGCCACACGTCGCCGACGGTGTGGCCGTCCGGGGAGCCGACCATGGGCCGGAGCGTTTTCAGCGCCGCCAGCAAGTCCGGCGCGGCGGCGATTAGGCGGGCGTGAGCGTCCATTTCCTCGCGGCTAAAGGTTGGTGGCGCGGTGTCGATCAACAGCCCGCCATCCTCGATGGTGGCGACTATGCCGTCCGTGTCTTCCGCGCGGATGGTAATGTGATCATCAGCCGCGTGGATATACCATGGCGTATGCTTGCTCATCCCGTTCCTCCATCGCCCGTGGTGTTACTAAAGCCCGTAGGACGCTACCAACGCCTTCGCTTGGCGAGGGTCGGCGTCTACGCACCGGGCGGCCAAACGCGCCTCACGGCGGAACTGGTCGCGGGGCAGGTGGTCGAGGGTTCCGAATTCCAGCCGCATATATGCCTCGACCTCGGTGGGGTCATGGTCGGGGCAGTCTTCGCGGATCATTTTTTGGTAAATCATTTATTCCTCCATCGCCCGTGGGTGGGTTGATATTTATGACGTTACCTAATGGGAAACGCCATGTCAAGATAATTGTTGACACGGCGGAAACTTTTTTGGTAGCGTCTAATTATGCAATTAAAAACGTACCTCGGAAAGCAAGGAATATCGGCGGCGGAATTCGCCCGCCGGGTTGCAGTTAGCCGCGCCACCGTTACCCGCTGGTGCAAGGATGACCGCTTGCCGTCGCTCTCGGCGATGCGCCGAATTATCGCGGCGACTAATGGGTCAGTCGGGCTTGCCGATTTCCCGACGAAAAGGGATGGGTAATGCCTGTCTATAGCGATGGCGTCGCCGAAGCCCAACGTAAGTTGGCTCTGGCCCGCCAGCGCCGGGACGGCACCATCACCGGCCACGCCAAGGCATTGCGGGCGGCCGTCAACGCGGAGCTGGCCGCATACATCGAGGCGCGGTTGCCGCCGCAACGAGCGTTTGCCTTCGCCGATAGCGCCGCGCATTTGGAACGGGGAGCGGCATGAAGCGCAGCCTATCATGGGCACACGGGCTACCGCAGTGGTGGAACCACCGCCGGAGGATCAAGGTTTTTCAGGCGGCGATCAAATTGGGGCCGATCCGCGCCTATTACGGTGGCCGGTCTCGGCGATGGATGCTCGACCAACGCCCCTGTGAGCCCGCAGACATCATTGCCGCAGCGGAACGGAGAGCGGCGTGAACAGCTCTTTGCCCATTGAGAACGCAGTGCCGACAATTCAGTTCCTCCCTGACCCGGCATCGCGCCGGGCACCTTGGCTGGGGCTTCGGCCCCAGTCCTTTATTTCAGTTCCGCTTCGGCGGGACGTGGCGCGGCAGCGTGGAAAGCAGACATGCCTTTCGAATGCAGGAATCGATGAGGTCATGCAGTCCTCGGAGATCGCCGTCCGTCGCTGTTGGCGGGCATCCTGAGCCGGAGTAGCGCCCGGCCCGCACCCCGCAACTAAGGAGTGAGCGTTGAACCGCCCCGAACAAGCCCTACAGCGCGCCGTGGTGGAATACCTCGCGATCCTGGAACGCCAGGGCCGGCTGATGTTCTACGCCATCCCCAACGGCGGCAAGCGAAGCCGTGTCGAGGCCGCCATATTCAAGGGTCAGGGTGTGCGGGCCGGAATGCCGGATATCGGGATGGTGTTGCCGGGCGGCAAAGCGGCGTTCATCGAATTGAAGTCGCCGGGGCGGCCAGCAACGAAGAATCAGGTCCACACGATATTCCGGCTGCAAGACCACCGCGCCCTATGTGCTATCTGCGACAGCCTAGAAGCCGTGCAGGGCACTCTCGACGCCTGGCTCGGCCCCATTGACCGCCAGGGCGCGGCAAGGCGGGTGGCGTAGCATGGTGCCATATCAGGATTTCCTGGCCCGCAAGGCGGTTCGCGCCGAATCGCGAGGGATGGATAGTATCCCGCCGTTGGCTGACTATCTGTTCCCGTTCCAATCTCATTGTGTTGAATTCGCCCTACGCCAAGGCCGGACCGGCATTTTCCTGGACACCGGGCTCGGCAAGACCTTCGTGCAGTTGGAATGGGCGCGCCATGCAGAGGCCGCGTCGAACGGCCGCGCCTTGATCCTGACGCCTCTTGCCGTCGCCCGCCAGATCGAGCGCGAGGGCCGTGTGTTCGACTACCCGGTGCGGGTGGTTCGAGATCAGTCCGATGTGAAAGACGGTATCAGCATTTGCAATTATGACCGCCTCGACAAGTTGGATCTGGGCGCTTTCGGTGCTGTATCATTAGACGAGGCGAGCATTCTGAAATCATTCACCGGCAAGACGACCCGGGCGTTGATCGATTCGTTGTCCGACCACAAGTGGAAGATGGCGGCGACAGCGACGCCGGCGCCGAATGACCATATGGAGCTTGGTAACTACGCCGAATTTTTGAACACGCTTTCGGCTGTTGAAATGTTGTCGCGGTTTTTCATCAACGATACATCGACCGCCAGCCAGGAATGGCGGCTTAAACGGCACGGGGAGATAGCGTTTTGGGACTGGATGGCGTCCTGGTCGCGCATGGCCGAAAGCCCGGCCGATCTTGGCGACGATATTTCAGGCTTCGATTTGCCGGCGTTGAACGTCCACATACACCGTTCACGGGATAGCCAGATCAAGGCGAGCGACGGTGGATTGTTCGCGGCCGTCTCAATGAGCGCGACCACGATGCACGACGTGAAACGCCAGACGGTCAAGGCCCGAGCCGAAACGGCGGCCGCCTTGGTTAATGGCGAGCCCTGGGTTTTGTGGTGCGACACTAATTACGAAGCCGACGCCCTAAAGGCCGCGATGCCTGATGCAATTGAAGTCCGTGGGTCGCAATCCATTGATCAGAAGGAACAACTGCTTGATGCTTTTTCCTCGGGCGATGCCAAGGTCTTGATCGCCAAGCCCGCGATGTGCGGGCACGGGCTCAACTGGCAACATTGCGCGCGTATGGCGTTTGTAGGACGCAGCTATTCCTATGAGACTTACTACCAAGCCGTGCGGCGGTGCTGGCGGTACGGACAGAAGCATCCTGTCGCCGTTCATCTAATACTTGCCGAGGGGGAACGCGAAATCGGCCGAGTGATCGACCGCAAGGCCCGGGAGCATATTGAAATGAAGTCGGCGATGCTGGCAGCGATGGCGCGCAACAAAAGCGCGGCGTCTGACCGCAAGATTGCCTATGAACCGAACCACCATGGAGGACTGCCGCCGTGGCTAACATCCGATGCCTGAATTCCAATGAGGGAAAATCATGGGCGGCTTATCAAGGCGATTGCGTCGAGGTTATGCGCCAAATCCCCGAGGCGAGCATAGGATTTTCCGTTTACTCCCCGCCGTTCGGCTCGCTGTTCGTGTACTCCGAGAGCGTGGCCGACATGGGCAATTCCACCGACGCGGAATTCGCCGAACACTACGCATTCGCGGTCGCCGAGAAACTCCGCATCACCAAGCCGGGGCGCCTGACTGCGGTTCATTGCTCCGACCTCCCGATGACAAAATGGAAGGACGGCGCCGTCGGGATCAAGGACTTTTCCGGTCAGATTATCGCCGCTCACGAACATGCAGGATGGATCTACCACGGCCGCCGGACGATCTGGAAATGCCCGGTTGTCGAGATGACGCGGACCAAGCATGTCGGGCTCCTTTACAAGCAACTGCGTAAGGACAGTTCAAAATCACGCGGCGGGATGCCGGACTACCTTCTGACCTTCATCAAGCCGGGCGAAAACGAGAGCCCAATTGAGCACACGCCAGAAGATTTCCCGCTCGAACAATGGCAGGAATGGGCATCGCCTGTTTGGATGACGGTCAACCAGACGCGCGTTCTCAACGTAAAAGCGGCCAAGTCGGCGCACGACGAGCGACATCTTTGCCCGTTACAACTGGACGTAATCGAACGCGCATTGACCATGTGGTCGAACCCTGGCGACGTGATTCTCTCCCCCTTTATGGGCGTAGGGTCGGAGGGCGTCTCGGCACTCCACTTTGGCCGCAAGTTCGTCGGCATTGAATTGAAGGAGAGCTATTTCCAACAGGCCGGCCGCTACATGGAGGCAGAGGAAAATCAGCTTGATCTATTTGGTGACGCCGCATGATCCCCGATCCCGCCCCCGACTATGACCCGGACCTTAATTCCCATCGGTGCTGGTATCTTGCTATCGCGGCAATGCGACGGCGCTATCTGGCCGAGCACCCCGAGGAAGCGACGGAGGCGGACCGTGAATGACGCATTCCCCCACGGCTTCACGCCGTTCCCGGAGATCGGCGCCATCTCGTGGGATTGGGATTGGAGCGCCCGGCCGCCACAAAAGATGTCATACCCAAAGATGCACCATATTATCCGCCGCGTATTGGGGGCAGTGTGGTGGGAGGACGGTGGCCCATACCTCGTGACCCAGGCACAACTTGTCGGCCGTCAGCGCCATCAATTCATCGTCCGCGCCCGCCACGCGGTTTATTTGTTGGCCCACACGTTGACCCGACATTCATCGGTGGAGATCGGCCTATACTTCGGCGACAGGGACCACAGCACAATTTTGGTCGGCATCAAACGGGCCAAAGAACGCATGGCCCGCGAGCCCGCCTTCCGCGCCACCGTCGAGGCGATTGCGGAGGATATGGGGTGAGCGGAGCGCCGTCCATGCCCCTATTCTGCGGCGACTATATCGCCGATACCAAGCACCTGACGCTTGAGGAGCATGGGGCCTATCTCATGCTGTTGATGCTCTCATGGCGCTCGCCCGATGGCGTTCTTGATGATGACGACCGGCGGTTGGCCCGCATGTTGGGCGTAACAGAGCGGCGGTGGCAGTCCCAACTGCGGCCAGTGGTAGAGACGTTTTTCACCATAATTGACGGGAAATGGACACAAAAACGGTTGATAGTTGAACGAAAGTATGTAGAGGAAAGGCGCCTACAAAAGTCGCAAGCCGGGAAGGCTAGTGCGTTGAAACGACAACAGACTACATCAACGGACGTTCCAGTTCCGTCGCAACAGAACGGTCAACGGAAGGGCAACCCCCAACCCCAACCCCTTAAAGAAGGACCAGAAGCTAAAGCTTCTGAGGGCGTTCCGCCCGACGAAAATTTACTCGACCGGCCCGCGCACGTCGCCCCTGACTTGAAGGGGACCGTCTTCGGCGAATGCCTATCCGCCTTGGCCGCTTGGCTGGACAAGCCGCCGGACGGTTTGCGGTCGCTCTTGGGCCGGTGGTGTCGCGACCATGGCGAGGCGCGGGTCATCGCCGCATTCGGCACCGTGGACTTGCGGGCGGAGGGTGTCCCGGATGATCCGGTCGCATGGCTGGAAAACTGGTTCCGGACGCGGGCGCTAACGCCGGGTGATGCCGACGTGGTGGGGAAATCCCAACCGGCGTTGCTGGCGTGGCGTGGCCGGATGTTGCGGGAAATCGAGCGGCGACGGGGCAACGAGGAGGCCGAGCGGATTGGCGACGCCGTGACACGGGGAGAGAAATGGGCGACGGACGCGCTGTACGCCATCGACAGGCAAATGAAAGGAGCGGGGACATGAGCGAGACAGACGACGGCATTACCGGCGACGTGGACGCACTGACCAAGCGGCTATCACTGACCGAGGAGGAGACGATGGCCTCCAAGATAGCCGGGGTCACGATTATCGACGAGGCCCCGCAACGCGACGGCGGGCCGGCTTTCCCGCTACCGCCCATGGCGGAGGATACAGGCATGTCCCTTCGGCGGAGGATACAGGCATGTCCCTTCGCCAGTGGTACGCGGGCCAGGCATTGGCGGCGGTTTATGACAACGGCGGGCGGTACGGGCCGGAAGGCATGAAACAGGTTGCCGAATACGCCTTCAAAATAGCCGACGCCATGATAGCCGAGGGAGAATGAATATGGGCCGGGCGTGTGAATCGTGGCTGCGGATAGACAACGAGGACCACGAGAAGTTCGCTCGCGCCATGATGCGTTGTGAAAATGCGAGCGGGGAATGTTGCTATCAAGGCCGGTGCATTTTCGGCAACTGCTTCAGGCACCGAGATGGCGCCGAATTGCGTAATCTACGAAAGTGTGCTGGCGCACTTGGGTGCAGATTAGTGCGGGAGAAGGAACGATGAGCGAGATGGTGGAGCGGGTGGAGAGGGCGCTATGCAAGACTGGCCCACACGACCCGGACGAGATTGGGGCGAACGGCGGCCCATATTGGAAGCGGTATGAAGCCCAGGCCCGTGCCGCTATCGAGGCCATGCGGGAGCCGACCGAGGCGATGGGCCATGCCGGCGATGAAGCGGGCCATTGGTCTGACCACGATGCCGACAAAGTATGGCAAGTCATGATCGACGAGGCCCTGAAATGACCGACCGCATCGTCGAGGCCGTAAAGGCCGACCTGAGCCGGCGTTCGGAGAAGGGCAAGTTGAAGTACGGCGTTCACGTCGGCGACAACCCGCTGTCCCACCGCAAATGGCTGGAATATGCTTACGAAGAGGCCCTTGACATGGCCGTTTACCTGAAACGGGCGATGGAGCCATGAGCGACCGCATAGACGAGATACGGGCGCGATGGCGAAAGAACCGTACAGTCCCCAGCGTTGAGGAAAGTATTTACCTACTCGCCGTCGCCGAGGCGGCGCGGGATTTGCGACGGGCCAACCGGGATAGCTATATCGATGACACGCAGTTTGCCGCCCTGGAAGCGGCCCTGGACGCGGACGGGCAAGATAACCCCGTGCGTATGCGCGAAGCCGAGGAGGACAGGGATTGACGATCTTTGACGACATCAACCCGCCGCCGGCGCGGCCCCGATGGTGGGTTTACTTATTGGCGGCTATCGTCGTCGCCCCGCCGATAATCGCCGTCGCGGCAATCGTCGGGATGATCCTTCAATGGATGGCCGGGGTGTTCGGATGATTTGGGTCGCGTCCTATCCGAAGTCCGGCTCGACGTGGGTCCGGGCATTTCTGGCGAACTTGCTCCACGGCGGCGCCGAACCGTTGCGCCTGCAACAAATCGTGGACTTGTGGAAGGTCTACCACAAGGACGTGGGCAACCTAGCGGACGGCGACATGGTGAGGATACACCGCTTGCCTCATGGCCTGACCATCCCGCCGCGCACCGTCTACATCGTCCGCGACCCCCGCGACGTTGCCGTGTCCTGGGCCGCCCATTACGGCGTGACGATAAGCCGGGCGATCAGGACGTTGAACAGCAAAGAACCGATGGCGCCGCGCGCCGACCGCGTTGTGACCCCACCGGCCAAGACGGCGGACGGGTCATGGTCCGGGCACGTCAAGGCGTGGACAAAAAACACCGTCGTACCTTCGGGTTTGGTAATGCGATATGAAACCATACTTGGCAATCGGAACGGCCTAGCATTTAATAACCTGATCGCGTCGGTTCTTGCTCCCGGTTTTGACCGCAAA